GATGTTGATGATGCAATAGCTTATTTTAAGCATATTGAAGAACTTAATAGGCTTGGCGCTCACGGCATAAAAACTGGACTAGCTGGATTTGATAATTATTTACCCTCTGGAATAATGCCTGGAAACTTTGGGGTACTTCTTGCTTATCCCGCAATAGGAAAGTCCTGGCTTGCTCTTTATATGGCTGTACAGGCATGGAAGAATAATAGGAAACCACTATTTCTATCATTAGAAATGACAGAAAGTGAAGTTCGTAATCGTGCCTATACCATCATGGGAGAAGGAAGATTTTCTCATCGCAAGATGAGTGCTGGTGATGTTGATTTAGAAGAGTTTAAAAGATGGGGATCTCAATATTTTAAAGACAAGCCTTCCTTACAAATTATTTCTAGTGATGGATTAGGTGAAGTAACTCCAGCGGTATTAAGAGGAAAGATACAACAGTATTCTCCAGACATTGTATTTGTAGATTATATTCAACTCATGCAAGCAAATACTCCAACTGATAATGAAGTTGTAAAGATTAAGAATATTTCTAGAGAGTTAAAGCTTCTTGCAATATCAGAGCAGATTCCTGTTATTGCTATTGCATCTGCTACTCCAGATGACGCAACAAATATGAATAGTGTTCCACAACTTGGTCAGGTTGCTTGGTCAAAGCAGTTAGCCTATGATGCTGATTTTGTCGTAGCCCTTGGTAGAGAACCAGCATCAGATATTCTTCAATGTGTATTTAGAAAGAATCGTGCAGGACATTTAGGAGAATGGTTGGTTCAAGTGGATTTTAATCATGGAAGATTTCTTTATAAAGATTTTGAGGATAATTAAATAGTATAATTAGTACATGACAACTTCACATAAGAATATTAAACGTTTTCACCTTGATGGAGAAATTTATGATGAATCAACAATTCCAAGGATGAGGCAGCAATATATTCTTATGCTGGAAACAATGATGAAATCAAAAGGGTTTTTACCAAGATATGATATTGACCCAGACTTTACTATCATGTACAATGGTAAAACATTTGAATTTAGGCTATCTGTTTATGGCGTATTCGTAGGAAGGAAAAAGGCTCAGTGGTTCGATGGGGTGGACAAAAACACGTTGATAAGAAGTTCTATTCAGAAGAACAAATCAGAAGAGTCCTTGAATCCTGCGGAATAACTATTCAATATGAAATAGAATCTGATTTTATTATTTATTGTATATTTCATAATAACTATAGAACTCCTGCTGCAGAGATATCAAAAGAGACAGGACTGTTCTACTGTTTTGGATGCCAGGAGTCTAAAGACTTGGCAGAGGTTGTTATGTTTGCAACTAAAAGAAGTTTCTTTGAAGCAGCTAGACTTATTGAATCTAAAAAATTAAACTTAAACATTGTTGATGAAGTGTCAAAAATTCTTGACAAAGAAAACGATATAAAAGAATTTGATATAGATATAATCAATAGGCTAAATCAATTTGCTCTTCAGTCTACTAGGGCTGCGGAATATCTAAAAGGAAGAAAGATTACAAAAGAAAGTGTAGAGAAGTATCTTATTGGATACTCAGAAAAACAAGATATGATTACAATACCCGTTTTTTCTCCAGACGGCATATGTCTTGGAATGGTTGGACGGTCTATTGAGGGAAAGCAATTCAAAAATACCCCAGGTCTTCCAAGAAATAAAACATTATTTAATTTAAATAGAAACAAGGCAGCAGATAAAATTTTTCTGGTAGAATCATCATTTGATGCAATTAGACTTGAGCAAGTTGGGGCTAGGGCATTGGCAAGCTTGGGGGCATCTATATCCTCCTATCAAAGAGATTTGCTAAAAAGATACTTTAATAGTATAATTGTGGTATCTGACAATGATGATGCAGGAAAGGTAATGAAAGAAAAATTAAAGTCATCAATGGGTAGCAAGATAATTGCTGCACAATTGCCAGATTCTGTCAAGGACGTATCAGATCTTAATGATGAAGAACTGACAGAGTTTGTACATACATTCGATAATGAAATAGATTACATATTAAACTAGGAAGAAGGCAATTTATATGTCTATAGTAAGAGGTATTAAAAACATTGAGGCCATGCTAGACAGGCCAAAGACGACAGTAGCAAATCCAAAGGTACGCTGGCTTAAGATTGAAGATGGTCAGGCTGTAAAGGTTAGATTTGCAAATGAAATTGATGAGGATTCTAAAGACTATGATGAGAAGCGTGGTCTAGCTATTGTTGTATCTGAGCATGTGAATCCATCTGACTATAAGCGCAAGGCTCTTTGCTCAATGGAGGATGAGGGCCGCTGCTTTGGCTGTGAAATGCATCGCAAGGATATGAAGGCAGGCTGGAGGCCACGACTTCGCTTTTACACAAATGTTATTGTTGATGATGGAAATGAAGATCCATATGTTGCAATCTGGAGTATGGGTGTTGCAAAGTCTGCAACATTTGATATCATTCGTGAATATGCAGCAGAGGGAAATTCAATTTCTGGAATGACATGGAAAGTAAAGCGTAATGGTAAGGGAACAGAAACAAGCTACGCTTTGATTCCAGGACAACCAGACTCGGACAAGTTTGCATGGGATGCTTTTGATGCATTCCCATTGGAGGCTGCGATTAGACAGGTTCCATATTCTGAGCAGGAATCATTTTATTTTGGGTTTGACAATCCATCCACCTCAACTGATGTGGATTGGTAAGATAACTTGAACTACGTTCCTCTTCACGTTCATACAGATATCGGCTCCCTCATGGATGGAGTCGCAACGCCAGAAGAATATGCTGCTCGCGCAGCAGAACTTGGTATGCCTGCTATATCTGTAACAGACCATGGATCTTTGTCTGCACATCGCAGAATGTATCGTGCAGCAAAGGCCAACGGTATCAAGCCCATTCTTGGCATTGAAGGATACATTACTGCTGATAGATTTGATAAGCGTGACAAAGCAGAAAGAACAACCCCGCTTGATCTTGTCTACAATCATATTGTAATTCTTGCTAAGAATCCCAAGGGTCTGCAGAACTTGAATAGGTTAAATGAAATTGGATGGACAGAGGGATTCTATAAGAAACCACGCATTGATTTTGAAGTGCTTGAGAATCATAGTGAAGGTCTTATAGTTTCCTCTGCCTGCATGTCTGGGCTTATAAATAAAGCTATAGAAACAGGAGAATATGCTGTAGCAAAGAAGCATATTCAATGGTTTAAAGATAGATTTGGTAAAGACTTTTATATCGAACTAATGCCACACAATGTTCAGGGCATGAATAAAGAACTACATGACTTAGCAAGAGAAATGAAAATACCTTGTATCGTTACACCAGACTGTCATCATTGCACGCCAGATCAGAAGGTTGTGCAGGAACTTATGCTTGCATTAAATACTCATGCAAAGATTCTTAAAGAATCAACGTATGAAGGATCATTAAAGTATGACGATATGATGCAACGCCTTGACTATTTATATGGCGAAGATCGTCCAATGTCTTTTAGAAGTTTTGATATTCACCTTCTTTCATATGATGAAATGAAAATGGCTATGGAACAGGAAGGTATATTTGATGAAAGTATTTATGAAAATACCCTTAAAATTGCAGACCAAATAGATGATTATGAAATTAAAAGTCATTTGAACCTCCTACCCATTCAAGTTAGTAGCCCAGAAAAAGAACTTAGATCACTAGTCATGTCTGGACTTAAAAATCGTGGTCTAGATCAAAATAAAGAATACTTAGATAGAGTTGAACAAGAGCTTAGTATTATCAATAAAAAAGATTTTGCTCCATACTTCCTTGTTGTAAACAATATGATCTCATGGGCAAAGTCTGAAGGAATTATGGTTGGCCCAGGTCGCGGTTCGTCTGCAGGATCTTTGGTTTGCTACGCCCTTGGTATAACAGAAATAGATCCAATTAAATATGGATTGCTATTTTTTAGATTCATTGATCCTGATAGAGATGACGCTCCAGATATTGATACAGATATCCAAGATAGTCGCAGGGAAGAAGTAAAAGATTATCTTGAGAAAGAATATGTCAATGTTGCATCTATTGCTACATTTTTGCAGTTTAAGGATAAGGGTGTGGTTCGTGATGTTTCCAGGGTATTCAACGTCCCACTTACAGATGTAAATAAGGTTCTCAAGCTTGTTGATACATGGGATGAATATTGTTCTTCACCATCAACTAAATGGTTTAGAGATAAGTACCCAGAAATTGAAAAGTATGGCGAGCAATTGCGTGGAAGAATTCGTGGTACTGGAATTCACGCCGCTGGAGTTGTAACAGCTAAGGAGCCTATCTTTAAATATGCCCCCATGGAAACTCGTAATAGTCCATCAACGGGAGAAAGAATTCCTGTAGTTGCTGTAGATATGGATGAGGCAGCAGATATTGGACTAATTAAGATTGATGCCTTGGGCCTTAAAACTCTAACAGTTATTAGCGATACGCTAAAAAGCATAAAAGAAAGAAGTGGGTATGACATTGATTTAAAGACAATTGATATGTCAGACAAGAATATATATCAAATGTTATCAGATGGTCATACAAAAGGTGTATTCCAATGTGAAGCGACACCTTATACAAACTTGCTAGTAAAAATGGGTGTAAGAAGTTTTGATGAATTGGTTGCTTCAAATGCCCTAGTTCGTCCAGGTGCCATGAATACTATTGGAAAAGAATATCTGGCACGAAAGCAGGGTAGATCAATAGTAGAATATATTCATTCTTCAATGAAGCACTTCCTAGAAGATACATATGGCTGTGTTCTGTATCAAGAGCAAGTTATGCAAGCCTGTACCACCCTTGGCGGTATGACAATGGCAGAGGCAAACAAGGTTAGAAAGATTATTGGTAAAAAGAAAGATGCTAAGGAATTTGATGAATTTAAAGATAAGTTTATAAGTAATGCTGTAGCATACATTAGCCCCTTCATGGCAGATGCTATGTGGCATGACTTTGAAGCACATGCTGGATACTCATTTAATAAGAGTCATGCCGTAGCCTACTCTATGCTTTCATACTGGACAGCGTGGTTAAAGTTCTATTATCCTGTTGAATTTATGTTTGCAATTCTTAAGAATGAAAAGGATAAGGATGCTAGGACTGAATATCTTATTGAGGCAAAAAGAATGAACATTAAGTTAAAGCTTCCACATGTTAATGAATCAGATCCAGATTTTAAGATAGAGGGCAAGGGAATTAGATTCGGATTAACATCTATCAAATGGATATCCGATACCATTGCTAGTAGGCTCATTGAGCGTAGACCATTTAGGTCTTATCAAGAAATAAAAGATATTGTATTTACCAAAGGTAGCGGAATAAATTCAAGGGCTTTAGAGGCATTAAACTGCATTGGTGCCCTGACATTTCCAGACAATCCAAGGGATGATGAAAAGGTAAGAGAAAATTTATATGAATATCTTAACCTTCCAGAATTTAATACATCTATTCCACCACACTACTATGCATTTATAGATGATAATGAGGAATATGATGAAACAAAATCACACATAGTAATGGGTATGGCAAAGAAAATAAAGCGAGCAAAAGGTTGGTGCCGTATAGAATTTATGGATAAGACTGGCATGATTGGAATATTTGATGAGGAGAATAGCAAAATAGAAACTGGTAAAACGTATCTAGTTCTAGCTTCATCTAATAGAATATCTGCTGCAATTCCAGTAGATGAAATTAAAACCAATCAGGGTATGCCACTTATTAAGTATTTAAATTATAAGAAGATACCCTATGGACAAGATGAATATTTTGTGTTATCGTTTAACACAAGAATAACTAAGAAGGGTGACAAAATGGCATATTTAACCCTTGTTGATTATGATCGTAATATGATTCCAGTAGTAGCATTTCCAACAAAGTTTGCAGAGGCATATATGAAGTGTGAAGCTGGATCTGTAATAAAAGCAGAATTAAATAAATTAAAAGATGGAACTATATCATTTGGAGGAATTAAAATTGATTGACCTTGACGAACTAGCATTTCAAATTCATAACAATGCTATTGAAAAAGGATTTTGGGACCAGAACAATGGAGTAAATTTTTACTTCAAGCAACTGGCAATGATACATTCTGAAGTAACTGAGGCACTAGAAGTTATAAGAAAGTCTGAGGGAAATGATAGAGTTGTATATGAGTTTGCAGATATAATCATTCGCGTTCTAGATCTCTATGCTGGACTAGTGCGTGATGGATATACAAAGAAATCAATAGAGGATACCCTCGTTGATAAAGTTGAGTATAACAAGAGCAGAGAAAGAATGCATGGTGTATTGGGATGAGTGTAGAAGAAATTCTTGCACAGTTAGATCCAAAGCTTAGAAAGTCTGTTACAGTATCTTCGGACATTATAACTCCTGATAAAATTCCTACCCCATCATATGCATTAAACTCGGCTCTTGGTGGAGGTTTATTACTAGGAAGGCAAGTGCTTCTTTGGGGAAGCAAGTCAAGTGCTAAATCATCATTATGCCTGCAAATCATTGGAATGGCACAAAAATCTGGATATACATGTGCATGGATAGATGCAGAAATGTCATATGATAGTGAATGGGCAGAGAAACTTGGAGTAGACAACTCAAAGCTATTGTATTCTGAAGTTCGCACAATCAATGACATGGTTGATATTGGTACAGGTCTTATGACCGCTGGTGTAGACATTATTGTTATTGATTCCATGTCTGCACTTTTGCCAGCGGTCTATTTTGAGAAGGACTCTGATGAGCTAAAACAACTAGAAAATACCAAGCAGATTGGTGCAGAGTCACGGGACTTTTCTAATGCATGGAAGATGCTTAACTATGCAAACAATAGAGTAAAGCCAACATTGTTGCTTGTAATTTCCCAAGCAAGAAATAATATTTCTGCTATGTATACAACCCAGGGTCCACAAGGAGGAATGGCTACCAAATATTATTCCTCTACCATTATTAAACTATTCTCATCTGAATCAGATAATCAAGCATTAAAGGGAAAAATTCATTCAGGTGACAGGATAATAGAAGATAAGATTGGTAGAAAGGTGCGATGGGATATACAATTCTCAAAGACCTCTCCAGCATTTCAAAGTGGTGAATATGATTTTTATTTCCGTGGAGATCTAATAGGAATAGATTCTATTGCAGATCTTGTTGACTTTGCAGAAGGTCGTGGCAGCATTGAAAAGGGCGGAGCATGGTATACAGTCCTTGGAGAAAGACTGCAAGGAAGAGCAAAGGTTGTAGAATGGCTACGCCAAAATCCAGATAAGGTAGAAGAGCTTGTCAAAATCTCTCAAGTATGATGTAATCCAGGGCACATTTATTTGTCACGGGTGCCACAAAGAAATATCTAGTGCTAGATTTTATCCAACTGTCTTAGATATAACATGGAAATGTAAGGATTGTGAACACGTTTCTACTATTAATATTCACAAAGAGAGGGGATACTAATGAGTGAGCGTGGGGAGTTAAAACGAATCGGCGCAAAGCAACATAAAAACAGCGGTCGTAATACTAAAAAGGCTGATGGCAGCCTTGAAGATTATGTTGTTGATGTAAAGGAATATTCAAAAAGCTTTTCAGTTACACAAGATGTTTGGGCAAAGATTGTTACAGACACATTAAAGGTTGATAAAAATAAATCTCCAGTAATCATGCTAGTTCTTGGAGAGCAGAAAAAGGTAAGGCTTGCTATAATTGAGTGGAATGAATTTGAAGAATTACGGAAGCTGAGAGAAAATAATGAGTGATAAACCAACAATAGAACAGATAAATGATCTATATAAAATATCGGATTACATGCAAGATGAGCAACTAACAAAGGCATTAGAGTTTATAGCTAAGATTATATTTAAACCAGACATTCCTTTATCTGTTGCTTCAGTAGAATTGGTTAGAATGCAGGCTATTGCTGCAAAGCTTGCCCTTCAAGCATCCTGGTTGACAAATGTTGACAAAGGAGATAGGGCAAAAAAGAATCTTTACTATACCGCTGCTACAGAATTAGACAAGGTTGTTGCCTCTCTCAAGTATTTGGTTAAGGTATAACATGAAGGGTATAGTAAATAAGTTATCAATCAAAAAACTTGAAGAGGTAGAAAATGAACCAACGTTTGATGATGTTGATTGGCAATCAGAATTTAGTGATGATGGTCCACTTTCTGGTTTAATAGAGGCAATAGAAGAGGGATATCGTATTGATAATATTCCAAAGCATATGACAAAGAAAAGCTTTGCTCCCTCTTCATTGGTATGGAATCACGGAATCTGTCCACGCTACTGGTACTTGGCATTTGAGGGTAATACCTTCTATGAATACAAGACTGGTAAGTCTATTACAAATATGGATAGTGGAACAGACAGACATGCAAGAATACAAAAAGCATTAGAAGATGCGGGCCTTTTGATTGAGAATGAGAAAAAGACAACCCATGACGATCCTCCAATTTTTGGATATGTAGATAGCTTTATTAATTGGAAAGAGTCTGAATACATAGTAGAAATAAAGACTTGCAATCAAGAAGCTTTTGATAGACACAAGAAAACTATGACAGCAAGCTCATATCATGTTCTTCAGCTTCTTGTCTACATGAAGATTTATAAGAAGAAAAATGGAATCATTTTATATGAAAATAAAAATACCCATGATCTTCTTGTAGTACCTGTAAATATTACACAAAGTCATGTTGAATTTGTTGACTATCTATTTGATTGGATGAGGGAAGTTTATGCGGCATGGAAAGATAAGAAGCTTCCAAAGATTCCTTTTAAAAATAATGATGTAAAAGTATGTCAAAACTGTCCTTTGCAAGAAGCTTGCAAGGCCGCACCTGAAGGCGATATTAAAATTGCCAGAAGAAAGGATGAAAAGGGGCAGTTCTAAATGGCGTATTGCATGTGGTGTGATAAAGAATTTGATGCAACGTCATCGAAACAAATTTATTGCAGCATAGAATGTCGTCAAAAAGCTAGCAAAGAAAAGATTGTAGAAAGAAATAGAACTGAAAAAATAAAAAATAGAATTGGAAAAGAAAGAAGGTGTGCTGGTGGATGTGAAACTATTCTCTCAATATATAATGATGAGGGAATATGTGAGACGTGCATTGAGCATAAAAAGAAAATGAATAAGTTTATAAAAGAAATAAAGGGATACTTTGACTACTCCAAAAAATAAAAGACTTGTTGATTTATCAAAACCTTCATCTATAGTTGCTGTAGATGCATCTACAAATTCTCTTGCATTTTCTTATTTTAAAAATGGTAAACTTATTAAATATGGAAAGATTAGGTTTACTGGCGCAGATGCTTTATATAAAGCAGGAGATGCTTGCAAAAAATCAATTCAATTTTTTAAGAAAATTCAGGCAGATGCTTTGGTCATGGAGGCTGCAATCTATTCTAATTCGCCAAAAACGGCAATGCAACTGTCTTTGGTGCAGGGAGCTATAGTGGCGGCAGCACAGGTTGCTGGAATAAAAAGTGTTACAACAATAACTCCAATGGAGTGGCAAAACTTTATAGGTACTAGGCTATTGACAGCGGCAGAGAAACAAGATATAGTAAAAAGAAATCCAGGCAAGTCTAACTCCTGGTATAAAAGTAAAGAAAGAGAAACAAGAAAAAACAAAACAATAGATTCAGTAAACAAAAACTTTCATATCAACATATCAGATGATGATGTTGCAGATGCAATAGGAATCGGATGGTTTGTAAATGATAGATGGAATATATTTTTCAATGACTAAAAAAGATTTTTATAAAAATAAAAGTTGGATGCACAAGCGTTTTGTACAGGACAAGTGTACGCCACAAGAAATAGCAGATGAATGTGGAGTTACATTACAAACAATATATTTATACCTAAACAAGTTTGGTCTTAAGATGGGAAGAAAGGGAAGAAGATGACAGAGGATGAGCATATGATAGCTGCTATGAGTAATTTAATTGATCTTAGCAAGAAAGCTCCAGCAGGTAAAGAAATATTAGTTCAATGCCTAGAAATAGCAGCACTTCTTCTTGATAAGAATATTAGCTATGGAAACTCGGCCCTTGATCCAATAAAAGTATTTGCACCTGATGTAGATGCTGGACTACAGATTGATATAAAAATTGATGATAAGCTTAGCAGAATAAAAAAAGGATCAGAATTTCCTGGGGATGACACAATTCTTGACTTAACAGGATACCTTGTGCTAAAATTGATCCACCATAAGAGAGTGCGGCAATTGGGAGGAAACGATGGGAAAACGAAAGAAGTATAAAGGAATAGATCCTTTTATTCGTGAAGATTCATTTACCACTTCAGATGGAAAGATTATATCTAGTGGTGATATTATCAAGATAAGAGGAGTTTGGGGATCTAAATTTAGATTCCAAAATTTTGTAACCAATCCTGAAAATGGCATATCATGGATTGATTGCATAGAATTGGAACGTGGCATTGCATGTGGTATGAGATCATTTTATCCAGATCGTGCTAAGCCAATTCCCAAGAGAAGAGGCAAGCGTGTCAAAAGATCTCGTCAAACACCTTGACGAAATAAATCTTGTAGCATCAGAATATTTAAAGGGCATTGATACTGCTATCATAGCCCAACAATTAGACATGCCTCGTACCCGCGTTATGTCCTTGCTAAATGACTGGCGTAAAATGGCGGCAAATAACGAAGCCATTCACGCAAGAGCAAGGGAAGCTTTAGTTGGAGCAGATCAACATTACTCTGGTCTTATTAAAAAAGCATATGAGGTTATTGATTCAGCTGACGTAAATAACAACCTTGGTGCAAAAACAAATGCCATTAAACTTATTGCTGACATAGAAGCAAAAAGACTTGATATGCTTCATCGTGCAGGACTACTTGATAATAAAGAAGTTGCTGAAGAACTTGCAGATATGGAAAGAAAGCATGAAGTTCTTATAAATATTCTTAAAGACATTGCTTCTAATTATCCAGAGATTCGTAATGAAATATTAAGAAGGCTGTCAGAAGTTAGTGGCGGAGTGATCATAGTTGACAATTGATTTTTCAGATTTCTTTGAAGCACTTGAAGATAATGTATTTGAAGAAGAGCCAGTAGATGTTGTAACATTTGTAACCTCGTCAGACCACCTTGGTCAACCATACCTTTCTGAATACCAATACACTGTTGTTGAGTGTATGAGTCAGATATATAGGGAAAAAGATTTACAAAAGCTTATGGGTGAAAAAGAAGGAAGCGAGCATTACAAAAAATATACAAAGGGCGAAGTTATATTACAGCTTGGAAAAGGATCTGGTAAAGATCATACATCTACAGTGGGTTGTGCATATCTTGTTTATAAACTGCTTTGTCTAAAAGATCCTGCCGCATATTTTGGTAAGCCTCCTGGGGATGCAATAGATATCATTAACGTAGCAATTAATGCTCAACAGGCTAAAAATGTTTTCTTCAAAGGTTTTAAAAATAAAATTGATAAGTCCCCATGGTTTGCTGGAAAGTATGATGCCAAGGTAGATAATATTGAATTTGATAAGGCAATTACAGTCTACTCTGGTCATTCAGAAAGAGAAAGTCATGAGGGACTAAACTTGATGCTTGCAGTTCTTGATGAGATATCTGGATTTGCTCAGGAGTCTGTATCAGGAAATGAGAATGCAAAAACTGGTGATGCTATATATAAAGCTTTCCGTGGTTCCGTTGATTCACGTTTTCCAGACTATGGAAAGGTTGCTTTGCTTTCATTCCCAAGATATAAAGGTGACTTTATATCCAAAAGATATGAAGATGTTATTGCTGAAAAAGAAACAATCATTAGGAAATATGAATTTACTTTGAACCCCGTTCTTCCAGATGACGATCCTACAAATATATTTGAAATTGAATGGGAAGAAGATCATATTATTTCATATCGCTTCCCTGGAATTTATGCATTGAAAAGGCCCACTTGGGAAGTTAATCCAACCAGAAGCATTGAAGATTTTAAGATAGCGTTTTACACAGATCCAGCAGATGCAATGATGCGTTTTGCATGTATGCCTAGCACATCTTCAGATGCATTTTTTAAATCACGGGATAAGATAGAAAAGTCCTTATCAATTCGCAACCCACTTGATTCAGTTAGAAGATTTGACCCAGGATTTAGACCTAAAGAAGATACTGCGTATTATGTTCATGCTGACTTAGCACAACGACATGACAAATGTGCGGTAGCAATTAGCCATGTAGAAAAATGGGTAGAGGTTCAATCATTTAATGACTATACACAGATAGTTCCTTTTGTTGTAGTAGATGCAATAGCCTGGTGGGAACCAAGGAAAGAAGGACCAGTAGATCTATCTGAAGTAAAAAATTGGATTATTGATCTTAGAAGAAGTGGATTTAATCTTGGACTTGTTACATTTGACCGTTGGCAGAGTTTTGATATTCAGCGTGATCTAAAAAGTGTTGGAATCAATACTGAAACTCTTTCTGTTGCAAAGAAACACTATGAAGATCTTGCAATGCTTTTTTATGAAGAAAGAGTCGTTGCTCCACATATTGATTTACTCCTAGAAGAGTTGCTAGAATTGCGTATTGTGTCAAATAATAAAGTTGATCACCCAAGAAAAAAGAGCAAGGACCTGGCAGACGCTATGTGTGGATCTGTCTATAATGCAATTAGCCATGGCAAAAGAGAAGCATTTGGAGAAATTGAAATTCATACTTGGTCATCATTTAAGTCTGATAGAAACAGAGAAGAAATAGAAGAAAAAGCAAAGCCACAAATGACTGATGATATAAAAGATTATCTGTCAAGTTATAGATTGATATAGGAGAAAAATGCAAAGAGTAGGTAAGGCACTTTGTTTCGATGATGTACTTCTAGTACCACAAAAAAGTAGCATAACATCAAGGCATGATGTTGACTTATCTATGTCAATCGGATATGGGAAAAGAAAAATAGACCTTGAGCTACCTGTTATTGCCTCTCCTATGGATACAGTTTGTGATATAGAAATGTGTATTGCAATGGCAAATGCTGGCGGCATTGGAATACTTCACAGATATATGTCTTATCCAGATCAGATATTAAAAGCTCAATCATTGATAGAGCAAAATATTAAATTTGGAGTTGCAATAGCATCAAACAATGGATATTTAGCTCAGGCAGATCAACTTTATAACATAGGTGTTGGATTCTTTTTGATAGATACAGCAAATGGTCATGGCAACTATGCGGTAAAAGCTGTTGCACAACTTAGAAATGCATTTAAAGATGCCCACATTATGGCTGGAAATGTTGCAACAAAAGATGGATTTTTAAGATTGGCAGAGGCTGGTGCAGATTCAGTTCGTGTTGGGATTGGTGGAGGAAGTGCTTGCACAACTAGATTGGTAAGTGGTCATGGCGTTCCCACTCTTCATTCTATTATGGATTGTGCAGATACTTTTCAGCAATGTTCAATAGTTGCTGATGGTGGAATAAGAACAAGTGGAGATATGGTAAAGTCATTTGCTGCTGGTGCACATGCAGTAATGATTGGATCTATGCTTGCGGGTACAGACCAGGCACCTGGAGAAATTCTTACAGATCATAATGGTCGTGAAGTGAAAGCTTTTCGTGGAATGGCTAGTGCAGCGGCACAAAAAGATGCAAGTGGAAAGGTATCTGTAGCAGAGGGAATATCTACAACCGTATCATATAAGGGATCTGTAGAACACATACTTGATCAAATTCGTGGTGGATTAGGAAGTGGATGCTCATATACTGGTGTAGATAAACTTCAAGACTTAGAAGAATATGCAGAATATGTAACAGTATCTGGATTAAGTATAAATGAATCCGTTCCTCATGCACTATAAATAAAGGTTAAAATAGTATTATGGATGACAAAGAAGATAAAGATGTTATCAAGTTTTTAGTTGACATGGGAATATTAAAAGATCTTGGATACAATGAAGAGCTTGGAGAGAATCTTTATTATATTGATTCAAAAGCAGATGAAACATTTCCACAATTAAAACAAGAACAAATGAAGAGTTTAAATCAAAGCGTATTTGATTTGTGGGAATTAGAAATGCTTGATGTAACTTTTAATAATGATGGTGAACCGCTCATTGGATTAAATAAAAATAGTTTAGATAAAGAAAAAATTGCTGCTATTAAGGATGAAGAATTAAAAAGGCAGCATATAATGATTGTTGCTGTATTTGATGAATACTTTAATAGATAGAGTGGTATAATTTATTTATGCCCTGGGAAATCAGACGTAACTATGGAGGCTGTTCAGGATACGCTGTAGTGAAGCTTCCTGATGGATCAGTTAGTGGATGCCATACAACAAGAGCGTCTGCAAGAGCACAGCTAGGTGCCCTGTATGCATCTGAGCCAGAGGCTGCACAGAAAGAAACAGTTACAAATCAAATTACTCCAAACAAATACCCACAATATATTAGACCAAAAAAGAGAAAGGTAAAAAAAGACATGGATCTTTATGATATGTTAAATCCAGAAGAGAAGGCGTATCATGATGCCCTTGTAGAAATAGTACAAGAATTTGGTTACTTTGATCAAGAAGCTTCTGGCGTATGGGTTGGATATGAATCAGCATCAGAAAATGAAGATGCTGTAATTGGTGTAAAGTGTGGGAATTGTTCTTTTCATGTGGAACAAGAAGATGGAAATATTGCATGTAAACTAGTCTCATTTCTTGTAGAAGAAAATGCAAAATGTAGACTTGCTGCAATTCCAGATGGACTTGTAAATACAAACAATTATGAGGAGAATGATATGGAAGACTTTATTGATAACATGATGGAAGATATGGGCAAAGCAGATTCAGTCCGTGTTGGTCAGATGGTTTCTTGGAATTCCTCTGGCGGAAGAGCTACTGGAAAAGTTATTAGGGTCATTAGAAATGGTAAATATAATGTTCCAAACTCAGAGTTTACAATTACTGGAACGCCAGATAATCCAGCAGTAGCAATTAGAATTTATAGAGATGGAAAGCCAACAGATACAATTGTTGGACACAAAATGGACACATTAAGAACAGTAGGCAAGGCAATGAATCAGGATATTGAAGAGACAAAGAAAATTCTAGAAGAGCTTGAAAAGGGATATAAGAAAGATAAGATGAAGGCCATGAATGAAGATGATGAGGATATGGAAGAAGAAATGAAAACAAAAGGGTATAAAGATAAGAAAAATAAATCCATTGATTCTGATTCTGCTGTACAGCTAGAAGTTCCTAAAAATCTTTCAGATATTTTTTCCAATATGCCAAAAAGAGCAAAAAGAGTTAACAAGTCAGTCAACACAAATACAAATTTGTATAAGGGGTAGTTATGGAACTTAAAAAAGAAGACATGTTCTCCCCCACCGCTGGAATGAAAGCTGCTGCTCGTAGGGCTTTGAAGTGGAAAGAAGAAGGTAAGGCAACGGGTGCAGGAACTCCAGTAGGTTGGGGAAGGGCATCAGATATAGTTGCTGGAAGGCAAATGTCTCTTTCCGTTGTAAGAAGAATGTATTCTTTCTTCTCACGTCATGAGGTTGACAAAAAGGGAAAAGACTTCTATAATACTTCTAATCCATCAAATGGTCGCATTATGTGGGACGCATGGGGTGGGGACGCAGGATTTGCATGGTCAAGAAAGATTGCAAATGCAAATGCAAAAAAAGATATATGGTTCGATTCGCCCTTTTCTATTAGAAAAGCTGACTAATCTCTAAGGAGATGTAATGAATGAGTCCAACGAGGCTGTTTTACAGACTTTGGCTGAGTATTATCGCAACAAATGTAATAAACTTGAGTATGATTTTGTTTTCTATCAAGCACAATCACAAAGAACTGTCAATCAACTTAGGTCAAGAATTGATGAGTTATCCGTTAATAAAGAATTTGGAAATGATACCAGAAAAAAGGATGACTCAGTTGGAAAAGATTAGAGAAAAGAATACAATACGGGTAGCTATTGTTGGTGCTAAAGCGTATTGGGTTCATGAAAATATATTTTATGAAAGTGATATTGTTGATGGACATATAGATGATTCTGCTGCCCGTCCAATAAATGCTCATGATCTTTCAAAGAAGGAACTAGATAGGCTCCTTAATATACTAGACAAAATTCAAGGGTAGTTAAAATGTCTAATCAAATGTTTTTTATTTGGGTGTGTATCGCATTGACTCAAGTTACCCTTTTTACAATATATATGATCAAAATGAACAAAACGGAAATTATAGAAAAAAAGGTTGACATAATTCCTATTTGTAACTATAATGGTAAAACATATTGGCTAGAAGGATCTAATCTATACAGAGAAGATATTGGAAAGGCTAGTATAGAAGTAGAGAAGGCAGAAAAGATAGATCAATTAAATCCAAAGGATCTATCTGTTTCTGAAGTAATCTTTATAGTAGAAACGATAGGGGCAAACAAATGATTATAGCGGTGCAAGGAACAAAGTCTTTTGAAGATTATGAAACCTTTATGCGTGCTATGGGTGTTGCATTATCACAACCCAATGATGAAAGTATTATAGAGGTGTGGTCTGCTGGACCACACAATGTTAACAACTATACTGCTGCATTTTGTAATTCTGCAGAAAATTATCTTAAGCAAAAGGGATATAAAGTTTTGTTTAAGAAGCTACCTGCAAGCTATATTCAAGAAAATATTTCTTATGTATCTTACTTTGCTTATTTTAGTAAGAAAAATGAAAAGGCTTCACCGCTTGTTGCAACAGCAGAACTGCAAGACATAGAAGTTGGAATATTTAGATCATAATGCTAAGCAATAAAGATGTTTCTTTTTTAAATATAGCAAGATATTTTGCTGAAAAGTCTGAAGAAAAAAAGAAACACGGAGCCGTTGTTGTAAAATCTGGTAGAGTTGTTGGTGCTGGATTTAATAAGTTTAAGAATCATCCAGATGTTATACCGACAGACTTGATTAAGATTCATTGTTCTAGACACGCAGAAGAGGTTGCTATTCGTGAAGCAGGATCAAATGCCAAAGGAGCAATTCTTTATGTTGCAAGAGTAAATAAAAGGGGAATAGACAGAAATAGCAAGCCTTGCAGAGAATGTAGCAAGCTTATAGAAAAATCTGGAATAAAGAAAGTAATCTATACCGTGGAAGAAATATGTCACTAAATGATTGGTCTTTAATAATATTTGGAACTACCCTTGCCTTATACATGGCAATATATTTTGCAATGTTCTCTAAACCACACTTAGTATCATTCTTAGTTGTATTTATTTTATGGTCAATAAATACTGGAGTAAAGCTAGTCTATGGATTAGTAACAGATCAGATAGGATTTGTTTTATTATTCTTTTTAGACTTAACGATGATATTCCTTGTATTTATCATAGCGGGAAGGTATGTTAATGATAATTCAGACGATGAATGAAGCAGAGAAATTTGTTAAAGATCACCCCAATTTCTCCTGGGATGGATGGGACATTGTTTATCTTATACAGGATGACTATGCTGAATATCTTTCTGTTGGAGTTTATAATAAAGAAGAAAATAAATGGTATAAAAAATCTAGATATCCATATGATAATGGATGGAATATCCCAGACCCGGTGATAAGATGAGTTCCAAAGACTGGAAAGAACAAGCTTTGTGTTTAAATATGGACACAAACTTATTCTTTGACAAATATGAAGAAGATGAAGAGCTAAGGGTTGCAGTAGATCAACTATGTATTAAATGCCCCGTTCAAAGAGAGTGTCTTGCTTCAGCAGTTACTAGGCAGGAATGGGGAGTGTGGGGCGGGGTATATTTTGAAAAAGGTAAAATTTCAAAAGAATTTAATAATCATAAAGACAAAGGAAAGTGGTTTAGTATCTGGTCATCATTGACAATGGAAACATCATGATATACACTAGGGAAATGCAAAGCGTGGTTAAGTCTATTCGGGCACCGCATGAATTTGTTGTAGACATAGTTGAGTATGATATGAAAGGGCATCAATTTATAGGACTAAGATTCTATGAAAGCCAGTGGGAATATTATAATGAAAATGAAAGACTTAATTGTGTTCTTTACTTAGATAAGGTAAAGACAATAATAGAAAGGTTCGGTGTCAGGGTCACCCTTGAGCCTGTCATTGATACTGGCAATAATCTGCCAACAAAGAAAAAGATACGAGGAAAAGGAATAAATAAATGAGTATGATTACGGTAATTGGGAATCTTGTTGCAGATCCAGAGTCAAAGGTTGCTGCTGGTCACAACCTTGCTCGCTTGCGAATTGCATCAAATGAAAGAGTAAAGGACGCATCTGGAGAATGGAAGGATGGAGATACCACATATGTAGATGTTACATGCTGGCGTAAGCTTGCTGATGGTGCTTCATCCCTTAAGAAGGGGCAGCGAGTTGTTGTCTATGGAAAGCTTAAGGGCCGTTCATTTCAGCGCAAGGATGGAACAAATGGCTATGGTTATGAAATTGAAGCTACAGATGTTGGCACATCAATCATTAGCTATGGCTCATCTCCACAGAGAAAGGTTGAGCCAGACCTAGAAAATCCCTGGAGTTAGTAAGAGGCCACCCGAAAGGGTGGCTTTCTTATTTCTGATATAATCATATGTCAAAGGAGATAAAATGGATATAGAGTCTATTGCTAAAATATTAGAAGAATTTTCCAGGGATTTTACAATTGGAGAAATTGACAGGGATTTTTTTAGTGACTTCGTAATCTATAATGATCTTGGCTTGCCACTCGCTCAGGCTGTGGCATATGAGCTAGCAACGCCAACAAAAGAGGGAGAGTCTTTGATAATAGAAACCTGGAATAATCTTTGTGAGATTCTTGACGCTGATCCACTAGAGGATTATGATGATCTTGATGATCTATTTGATAGTATAGAAGAAGACTAAGAGCCGTATACTTCTGTTAAAAATATATTGATTTCTTTTTCTAAATCATATGACTTCATAAATTCATAAGTAATATTTTTATCATACCCAAGAGTTTTTATGTCAGATATTATATTTGCGTATTGCCTATATAGGCTTACTGGCTCAAGATCTGGCGTAGAAATATGAACATGATAAATATAATCTTTGTGTTTTTCAAATTCTGCTGTAGGATTTAGCCCCTCTAAATAAAGATTTCCACTATCAATCATTGTTTTAATATTATAAAAATATCCAATGTCGTCAGCTATCTCGTCTACCGTATAATAATATTCTCCACCATACTTCCTTGCATTTGGTTCCACACAAACAATGCAATCTCTTTTATTTATATAATCATCAATTTGTAATAAAAGCTCAAGCATATGCTTTTTACTTCCTACCCTCATAGATGGAGATCCAAGTGTTATGATTTTTATATTATTGTTTAAACAATAGTCAACCACCTTACATAAGTGATCGTAACATCTGGGGTCAAGGAATGAAGGTATCCCAGATCCAAAAAATATTCCTTGAACCGCGTATACAGATTTTGATAGCGGAACTTTTGCATAAGCAGACTCAATATAATCAAATCCTAAATTTAATGCCATTTCTGTATTATTTTTTACAGTCTCTGGCTGCCAACCAATATTGCTTATTCCTACTTGCATAAAAATTTTCCTATATCTTTTAATGATGTTTCTGCATCATACCAATATCTATTTGTTGTTGTATTAGTTTGATAATTATACGCCATAAGCTTTCCTTCATATCCAATAGGTTTATCACAGAATCTTTCTATTATTGTTCTTGTGCTAACTGGTTCGGGGAATAAATTGAATATTATTCTATCATCATAATTGGTTGTTTCAATATCTAATGTAATAAGATTCATGTTATACCACTGATAATAAGAGTTTATGTTTATTTGATCTAAATTGTTTGAGTTTTTAATGTCAAATAGTATATTCTTTTTTAAGTGTGGACCATATAATCCTGGCAATCGTAATATCTTTATAGAATTGTATTGAAGATTTTGAGTTATTAAGTCTTCAAAGATGTATCTATTGTGTCCATATCCTAAGCTTTTAAATACAGGAGTAACTGTTTCATCTGCAAACAATTCAGTATCTTGATACACATCAATTGTAGAAAATAAAAATACTTTATTATATTTTTTATTCTTTATTTTAGTAAATATGCTTATTGCATTTTCTAAATCAAGTCCAGGATTTTTATTAATCATCCATTTTGTTGCGGGTAAACAACAAAGAAAGAGGTCGCAATTGTCTGGGGCAGAAGATATATCATCAAGGTTGGTTGAATTATATTTAAAATCAAAGTCTATAAACCTTTGTAAATTCATTCCAACAAAACCAGTTGATCCAATTAAAATTTTATTGACCACTATTCCATCCAAAGGTAATATCTTTTGCTTTCAATAACATGTAATCTTTTAGTAAAAATGAAAGCAATCTTTCTGGGTACGAACAAAAATAAAAAAACATTGTTTCCCAGTGAATTTTTTCATCTAATTCTAAAACAAAAGCCTCCCCTCTTTTTGTGTGTGGAGTTTTTAAATATTCAAGCATTGATAAATTATGATCTTCAAACTGTTTACATAGTTCATCATATTTATAAAAAAGAGAACAATATTCTTTCATTGCACTCATGCTTCCATATGCATACATATCGCATACAGGATTATCATGCTCAAATATGTGTACTTTTCTAAATCCCATTTCATAACTTGATTGACATTTTTTACAATAGCTTGGTACAGGATGTGCATGAAAACTACCATCTGGAAAATAAATAATTTTATTTTGATTTATTTCTTCAATTAAACTTGGATCTAAGTTAAATTTTAAAATTGGATTTTCAAATCTAACTTTTATTACCAAGTCATAGCTTTCACCTGTTTCTTTGACATACTCTTCCATTAGCTCATATGCCTGGGAAATCGCATAAAGATTAGACTTGCTAAATACTTCTGGGTATCTCATCCAATTAAAATATTTTATTTTAAGATTATCATTATCTTTTATAAAACTCTTATTGTTAGCAATGGTGTATTTTTTTATTCCGTGTATATTTCTAATACAAGTTTCAATTGCCTCCCTGTCAGTATTAGATCTTAAATTTGTTTCAGTTGTTCTATATCCCCATTGATCCCAAGAAAAAACAAAAACATCTATGTTGTGTGTTTTATATTTTTTTAAAGAATGAACTATGTCCACAGTTCTTGGATGCCCAGAAACAAGTAGGGCAACTTTAGGAATTGGATTAATTTTGATCACCTTTTATTAATTGTGTAATA